CTGTAAATCCATTTATTCCAAACAAAAATGTGCCAACCCAAAAGCCAACGCACATAGGGCAATGAAAAAATCCATTCAAGGCTTTTTCGTCAGGTCTTATTGAATTAAAAATTGATCCATACACAAGAATTTGTGTTAGGCCATAAGAGGCAAGAATAAAGTATATTAAGTCCATTTAATATCCGTACATACCACCTAAACCGTAGTAATAACCGGGATATGAAGACCTCAAAGAACCCTTTGTCTCTTCATGTGGCACTTCTCCAAGTTCTGTGGAATCTACCATGTCAGGATAAAGCAACCTTTCGTCTTCCATTTCATTGTAATTTTTCATAGCCCTCATAAATGGCTTTTCTTCTTCAATAAATTTTGCTATCGTGTACAAAACATTATAAAGAACATTACCATAATCGCTTTTATCTGGCATTTTGGCTTCCAAAGAACCGTAAATGTTGCCAGACCTTATTGTGTGGGGCAGAACAACGCCTTTTCTCACCAGGAACTTAAACATTCTATCTTGGGTGTCATAAGCAAGGTCGCCATCGTCGCATTTGATAAATGTTATAACCTTTTTTTCTTTTGGCATCAAAACAATATCGATATCATCATGATCTAAGATCATAATATTTCCATCAAGCGTTTTTCTAGCTTTTAGATTAACTCTTGCTTGAATTGGATCATCGTCCTTTTTTTTGATAGTGATGGTAATAGCCATTAGTTTTGTAATTCCCTAACCAAGTTTTGAACTTTTAGAACTTTCAATAACATTTTTTTATCGATTTTCTCGATTTTTACATTCTCGAACAAGTTTAGCACTTTTTCCACGCTCTCTCGGATGTTCATGTCATCAGTGCTTTCCTTGGAGTTTACAATGGCCTCTTTAATTCTTCCAATCTCTTCATTTAAAAATATTTTAAATTCTAATTGGCCGCCACTGAAAGATGAAACATATTTGTTTAGAAGATTTCTTTGTTCCTCGTGAAGGCCCTTATAAGAGGAGTTAAAGGTTTTGACAAAGTTCTTGTATACTATATTGTCAATCGGAACCATGTTGTTTTTGTCGGCTTGCTGTTTGGATGGCACGATCATCTCTTGAAGGATTTCCCGCTCCAACAAAACCTTTTGTTTAACCGTAACCTCTTCATTATTAAAAATCTGAAACAAAGTTCCTAGGTTTTTATAATTTGGTACAAAGTTGGAAAAGATGCCCTTTGAAAGTGTTTTGTTTATTTTTGAAATAACAGCGCTTTGTTCATTAAAGATTTCAGTTTTATCCAATGCGCCATGAGCCTTCTTGGATTCAAACATAAGCTTGTCTGCGGTGTGGGGCGCCACGCCTCGCGTTTCTAATAAGTTTTTGTATAATTCGAGTTCTTTAAATAAGATTTTGCCTTTACTAAAATGCTCTTTCATTATAGCAACGATCTTGTTCTTGTAAGAAGAATCACCAGCTACAATAGACTTGGTTAGTTCTCTTACAAGCGCCTCATATAAAAAAGCAGTATTTCTTTTTTTATTGTGTTTTAGCCTCATCATCTTTATCTTTTAACTCCAATTCTGTTATCAAACTTTTAACTTCTGTCTTTACTTTAAATAAGTTTTTTTCTTGCTCATCATAATTAGTCTCTTTTTCCTCGTAAATCCCAGAGGACAGACTAGAAAGCCCAGAAAGGCCAGGGAATAGATTTCTTTTTACAGGGCGCGATTTCTCATCTGAGTATTTTGCCTTTTCGCTTCTCAATCTAGCGCCAGCATTTCTTCGATCACCTCCTCGATGCTTTTTTGGTTCATACCATTTTCCTTTAGATTTAGAAGTAGTTGTTTTTACCTTTCCCATGTCTCTTTTCTTGAGCTTATACCAGTCTGCCTCGTCTCTATTACCAGGGGCGGCCAATAATGTGCCCTCTTCTTCTTCCCCGCCAAGTTCTTCTTCCCCTCCAAGATCCTCCTCGCCGCCAAGGTCTTCCTCACCGAAGTCTTCCTCACCGAAGTCTTCTCCGCCAAGATCCTCTCCGCCTCCAAGCTCATCACCCAAGCCTCCACCTGCTGCAGCTTCAGATGCTGCGGTGGCTGCTGCTTCAAGTTCAGAGTCAAACATGCGATCATAATACATTTCTCTCTGATTTCTCACGAGTTCGTCGTCGGAAATGTTAAATAAGTTGTTTGCAATCCACCGCTTGCTAAAGAATCCTTCAGCAGCGGAAGCAGCGGTGTCGAATTTGGTCTTCCAATGTTCCAATTCCTGTAGCTCTGCGATTTTTGAGGGATTATTCAGTGACAATTTGAAGGAAATAAGGTCATTGCCTCGATATCCAAGCGTAAACAAGTGTATAACACCAATTTTTTCTAGTTCTGCCACAATTACGCGCTGTAACCTCTGTATTGTCCTAGCAAATCGGATGTCTTTTTGAGCTAGAGTTGTTTTATCTTCCTCTGCCCCTTCTCCTCTAAACAAGTAAGATTGTGGCACTTTTAATGCCGCAAATAACTTATCTTTAAGGTATTTAACATCATCGATGTCGCCAGTATATTGTCCACCAGGGAGGGCTGTAATTTCTGTGGCAGATCCAGCGCGGATGGGAATGAAATAATCCTCATCAATGCTCAAAGGATTATATCGCAAGTCCACTCGGCCAGTGTCAGCATCGACAACTTGATTACGCTTCATTTGCGTAACAACTTTTTGCATGTATTGTTCAACATCGTCTGGTGGAATGTTACCAACATCAATTTTAAAGACGCGGCGCTCTGGTGAACGGACAATTCGATACGCCATCATGGAGTCTTCCAGAAGCGCAAGCTGTCTCCAAATTCTACGAGATGGCTCAAGAACAGAAGTTCCGTATGGTGCGTATTTGTCGTTTCCTAAAACGCGGAAGTGTGCGATTTGCCAGTTTTCAAGAGTTAAGCCAGCCGTATTCCATTGATATTGAACGTAATTTGGGTTTGTTTTATCTTCACCCTCCATTCTTTCAATCTCTTTTGTTGGCAAACCAATTAAATTCTGGACGCCTTCTTGTTCATCGATGTCAACGTAAAGAAACATGTCCCCGTATTTGCACATTGTGCGGCACCAACCAAACAAGTTATGTTCGATATTCATTATATTGTGATACAAGCTGTCCAGCACAACTTTGATCTCTTCATTGACACAATCGATTTTCAACAATGGTTGCAAAAATGAAGATGTTGTCATCTCATCTGCATAAATGTCTAAAGCGGACGCAATGATGGGCTCATACTCCATCTGATCGAAGTCAATATAGCGATGAGCCCTGTTGTGGTTCTGCATCAAGTCAGAGTGCAAATCAGCAAACGGATTATAGACAGCTTTTTTGAATTGTTTTCCGGATGCAGACCTAAAAGTAGTAGAGAAATTATCAAGATTTCGGCGCCGATACTGTCGGATTGCTTGTGATCTTCGATTTACGATTGGTCCAGAGAATAGTCTGGTTAGTTTTTTGAATAGAGGGGATTGTGCATTTTTAGGATTCTTTTGTTGATCTGCCATTTTGTTAACCTTTTAAGAGCCAAATAAATTCTTGTTGTTGCTTGATTATATCACTCTTTTCTATTTGTTTATAGCCATGCATTCCGTCAATTGACGTATTTAATTGAGTGCTAGATTTAGTCATAACTCCCAAAAACGCTTTTGAATAAGCCAATTCTTTTTTGTTTACTTCAAAAACGGTATCTCTAATCCAACAACCAATAGAAAGAGCCATAACAAGGTCATCGTTATACATTCGCATGGCCTCTGCTCTTCCATTATTCCAAATAAAAGTCTCTAACTCTCTAAATAATCGGTTAGAATATATTTTAATTAGTTTATTTCTTATGAATTCTTCCATCTTTGCAACAATTAATGGCCTAGTCTTTGAACTGGTGGTAAAACCAGCCACTGCATTAGATACAGAATTGGCTACGGACTCTTCAACATATTCATGAGTTGACTTAATTGAGTGATAAATGTTTGGATAAGACATATCCTTTAGCTTTTCCAAAACTGCAAAGCCAACGGAATTATTCTCTACAACAATCATGCAATTATTATACTCTCGGCCAGCGTTGTACAATATTTGTGAAAACATGTCTGGAGTGACCCTAGATTGATATTCTGCAACAATTTCCATAGTTTCCATTTTAAAAATATGAAATACAGAATAATCTTTGCCATCCCCACGAGCAACATCAGCAACTAGAAAATAAGAGCTTTCTGGCTTGTACTCTTCCCAAATCCAAAAATTTCTATCAAAACCAGTTTTATATTTGGGATCTAATAAGCTTGCTTTGATCCCTTCCATATCGTCGCCATGAATGACAGTTTCTCCTGACATGTTAAAATTGCATTCCAATTCTTGTGCAATCTGGCGGCGTGACATATTTTTGGTTTCATTTATAAACCATTCTTCATCTCTGTCCGGGTGCACCTGCCATGGTAACACAACGGGGTGGAAATCATTTTTGGATTGTTCTGCATCAATATAGGTTTGGTGAAACCAGTTACCGACACCATTTGGTGTTGATAATGCAATACACCGACCACCAGTTGACAACGTGGGATATAGACCGGTCCACAATTCATCCAACCCTTCAACGTGTGCGGCCTCATCGATAACCAACAAAGACAATGCTTCAGAACGACCAGCGTCTGCGCTTGTTGATGAAGCTTTAATCTGGGATCCATTGGAAAGTTCAAAAGAAGCTCTGTTATCAATTGTAACGTTTGCTATCTGAATCCACTCGGGTAGATTCCTAATCATGTGTTTTACTTTTTTAACAAGATTCGCGGCGGTTCCAAATTTAGTTGCAATAACAAGAACGTTTTTATCGCGATGGAACATCATCAACCATGCAATATATGCGGCAGTAATTGTTGAAATACCCAATTGACGAGCTTTAAGAATTACGGTAAAACGATAATCATTAAAATCTTGTATTAAATCTTTTTGGAAATCATACGTTCTAAAAGGGATTAGCCCTTTCATTGGGTGTGAAATTTTAGCGTAGTTGTTTATGAAATAGTTAGGGTCTTTGCCAGCCTTAACTACTTCTTTGAGAATTTCTTTTTTTGTTAACTGAAATGACATTTTTCTTCTTATACATAGAAAGAGTCGATCACGTCTTGAATCTTGGTGACATAAAGAGTTTTAGCTTCCTCAGAAAGCATGTCGCCGTCTTCACCCTCTCTTGGAATTTCAAATGTAAATCCACGATATGAGTTTGGAGAAGGTTGCTGTGGAGCTTCTTCTGGAGCTTGCATATTTTCCAACTCTTCTTTAATGATCTCTTTGAGTCGTGCTTTCGTAATTTGCATTATTGTTCTCCCTTTCTCGTTACATTTTGTGGTTTTTTGGTTCTCGGATATTTGTCTTTGCCAATAGCCAGGAAATCTTTAATGGCCTTGTCTAGCCTATCTTCGCTGCCGGTTTCATCCAAATCTTTCTCGCACATAACAACGCCGGCGCTTTCAAGAGCAGTTACCTTATAAGTTTTCGTAGCTTGAACCCAGGAACGAACCTTGGAAACATTCTGAACAAGGATTTTTGAGTCACCATTTTCTTTCAAGGACAAAGCTTCTCCGGTAATCTTTTTATATTCTTTTTTAATGAAAGAAGAGATATCTGCCAGAGTTTGATTTATGTCGTTCTCGAAATTGTTGCCGTGAACTTCTTTTAGTTTGATTTCTGATTGATAAGAAACGATCATCAGCGGACCTTTCATTCTAACCTTGAAGCCGTCAATCATTCTGCTATCGTTTATCATGTGGCCATTTTCTCTTTTTAGGCCGATTTTAATGGGGTCTCCATTTTCGTCCAAGGCTCCGTCATATCCACCTGCGGCTGCTTGTGCGATGCCTCTAATAATCTCTAAAGCTGTTGCCATTATATTTCTCCTCGATTGTAATAAGAAGCTAGAAATTCTACTCTTTCACTTAAGTCGAACCAGCGATGTTGCCTGTTATCAACAAATTTAACATAACACTCATGACAACAATCATATTTGCTCATATAAATGTCATCTGCCAAGTTAAATGAAAATTTAAAACAAGCGGCGCAAGTTCTATCACTTCCTTTATTAAGTAGTTTTTTTGATACTAAAAAGCCCTCTTTTTCAATTTTGTCGGTGGCTTCCCTTTTCATCATCTGTTTTTTGTAAATTTCTTTTATTTGTTGAAGATACTTTTCTTCTTTTTCGTCTGACCAATTTGCTAGTGGGTGTTGGATTGTTTCTATGCCATACTTTTTAGATATTGCTTTTTCTACTCTCGCAATATAATCTAAATCTCTCTTTTTCATTTAGTCCTCATCAAGTGGTTTAAGCATCATTTCATATTTCTTGCCTGTCTTATTATTGATGACACACAAGAAGTCCTCTTCCTCAACAATTGTCCAATCTCCGCGATCATTTCTAAGGTGCAAGTCACCGGTATAGATGTTGCGCCAGCGGTAACTGGTGGAGCCGAGATCATAGGTATCATCAGAGTGTGGAAAAACGTGGCCAGCAACATCTAGTGCGGCGTTGGGGCTTGCCGTGCCGATGCCAATCCTCGGGTCAGACCCCC